GATTATTCAGCGATTATTAAAAAAGAATTTAGTAATATTGATTCGATATCAACATGGGGTGGAGAGGATAATGATCCACCTGATTATGGTAAAGTTTATATTGCAATTAAACCTTTATTGGCAGAACAATTAACGACTGCAGAAAAAACAGATATTACTGGTGCTATTTTAAAAGGAAAGAATGTTGTTTCCATTACACCAGAAATTGTAGATACTAATTATACTTATTTGGAATTAGATGTAAACTTTAAATATAATCCAAACCTAACAGATAGAAGTTCAGTTGAATTACAATCAGTAGTAAGAGATACAATTACAGATTATAACTTTAATAACTTAAATAAATTTGATGGTGTCTTTAGGCATTCACAATTAACAAGAGCAATCGATAACTCTGATCCATCAATTTTAAATACAATTGTACGACCAAGAATGTTCCAAAATATTACTCCTGTAAATAACGCAGATAATAATTTTAGTCTTTCTTTTGTTTCTCCATTCTATCAGAGTGGTGATTCAACATCGTTTATATTAAGTTCATCTGCATTTAAAATTAATAATGTAGATCATTTCTTTGGTGATGTTCCAATTAATGGTTCAACAAACAGAACAGTTATTGTATACAAGGTAGTAAACAACGCAAATATTACCACTATTGCTGATGCAGGTATTATTGATGTTACGAAAGGAACCATTACACTTAATAATTTTAGACCAGACACAACAGCAGCAATTAAAATAACAGTATTACCAAATTCATTAGACTTAGCTCCAAAACGAGATCAGTTAATTTCTATTGATAACAATAGTGTAGTAATTACACCAGAGATTGATACCATTGCAGTTGCGGGTTCAGCTGGTAGTATTACATATAATACAACATCAAGATTTAAATAATGGCTCATAAAACTACATTAACTCCAGGTGCGATTGAAGTCGACCACGGGAGTTTAGTCGAAACAAAAGAAGATATTCGTATTGATCAGTTAATACCTTCTGAAATATTAGAAGATAAAACACAACTTACAAAATTTTTAGAAGCCTATTACACGTTCATGAATATGGACGAGTTTATATATCAAGAGACTGAAACCTTTAATGAAGTAGTATTAAACAATCAGGTTCAATTCAGAATACCTGATCCAAATAATGATAATAATAGATTCTTTACAGATGAAACAGGTGCTGATTCTACTCTTGTTTTAACTGATCCAAGTGGTACAACAACCACGATAGCATTAACTGATGTCAATGTAGCAATTACAAATGGTAATGAATTACCTGGTACACTTGCAATTTCAACATCTGAGATTGGTAAAACATTTACTGTCAATGGTCTTAGTGGTTATAATAATTATACTGCTAAATTAACTACAATTGTTAAATACTGGGTTGGTCCTGGACCTTCTTATGTAATGAATACAATTGAAAGTGCAATGGATATTGATCGTAATGCTCAAAACTATTTAGAGTTAATGCAGAAAGAAATTGCTGCAACTATTCCAAGAGACCTAACAGTAAATAAAAGAACATTATATAAACAAATTATTGACTTCTATAAATTACGTGGTTCAGCAGATAGTATTGAAATATTTTTTAAGATACTTTTTAATGACGAAGTCGAAGTTGAATTTCCATATGATTCAGTATTAATACCGTCATCTGGTAATTGGGAAGCAAATCCTGCTCTCTCAAAGGGTGGACAATATTTAGATAATAAAGGATTCCTATCATATAACATTCGATTGCAAGATAGTTTTAAATATCAGAAGTTTGCTTATTTAATTAAAACAGGTAAAAATTTAAGTGATTGGGAACTTTCATATGATCGATTAGTACATCCAGCTGGGTTTATATACTTTGCTGAAATATTAATTTTCTTACAATTAACTGGAGCCGTTTTAACTGATGCATTAACATTAAGTAGAATGCCAGGAGAGCAACCAGGTATTATAGGTCCAGAAGATATACCAGTTCTTGTTGAAATGTTTGTTTCAATGTTCTTACCACAGACAACTGCTAAGATACATAGATCAGGTACTCTTTCTCTTGACCTTAAAACTGGAGTCATTAATAGTACAACAATAACATCAGGAGGGAGTGGTTATACTAGCGTTCCAGTAGTTACTTCAGTTGACAGTGGAACGCCAAGTGGCTATACAACAGCCACATTAACAGCATCAATTTCAAATGGAGCTGTTGATGGTATTGTAATAGGTAATGGTGGAAAGGATTATAATGTACCAACACTCACCATTGATCCTCCATCAGCAATAATATTTGACGGCAGTGATGAAGAATTATTAGGAAGTGGTATTGTAAATCTAGTTGATAATACAATTAAACTTACTTCAGCACAACAAGCAGCCTTACCTGTTAACGCGAGAGTCACTTATAGCTCAGGTGGTGGAACATCAATTGGTGGTCTTATAGATGGTAATCAATATTATATTATAACATCATCTGCTGATGAAGTAAAACTTTCTGATGTCGAGGGTGGTCCAGAAATTGATATTCAAGTGTAGGTTCAGGAATAAGTCATTCATTTATTGGAGAAACAGCTACTGCAACTGCAACAAAACTTGATGGTGCTTTAGAGGATGTTACCATAGTGGAACCTGGATTTGGATACGCATCTGCTCCAGCAGTTACATTTAATGGTATTGATATATCAGGGCAAACAGGTGTTGCTCCTACTGTCACGATTGGTATTGATTCAAAAGGAAGATTAGACCAAGATAATATTACAATTAATACAGAAGGTTCTAATTGGTCAAATTTATTTGGATCAGTTGCAGCCAATGCGAACGAAGGTCAGATAGCAGAACTTGAAGCAATAGGAAAATCAGATAAGAGATATACAACTGCACCAAGTATTGTATTCCCAGAACCACAAGCAAAAGATGCACTTGGTAATTTACTATCATCTAATGTAACAGCAACGGCTGAATTTACATTGGATAGTGAAGGTGAAATTACAGGAGTTAGTATTACTAATCCTGGTAATGGATATATTACTAACCCAGAGGTACGATTAGGTTCAGCAATGAATAATGAAATTCGAGTTGCTGACCAACAAGAAATATTGGATTTAAGTTTAAATCATAATGATGTACCACAAATTATAACAGAAGTAAAGGTAAATCCAAGACAAACAACTGGTTCAATTATGACTTCGACAGAAGCAGCAGATAAATTTTTACCAGAGCATAGAGTCAAAGTGGTAAACTCAAATTTTAGAACCATTATAAATAATGGATATAAACAAAGAAAAGGTTCGGATACATTTTTTACGAGTCCTAGACTTTATAATACTAACCAAACAATTGCGTTTTTAGGTTCAAATACAATTGAAACTATCAATTCAAATGATATAAATAAATATAACACAAGTACATTTGTACACATAGAATAAGCAGGAAAGCAGCATGGCAGCAATAGTAACATCAAATTTTAGAACTTTAAATGCAGGACATTTTAAAGATCAAGTAGAAGGATCAAGTGTTTATGTATCTATAGGTAAATCGGACGTGTGGTCATTAACCACATCTGATACAACAGATACAACACCATTTACTCCTGGTGATCATTTAGATGACCTAGGAGAAGCAAGAGCAAACCTCATTGGTATGAAAAAAATCATAGCAACTGATATCGCTCATGTTGTTCCACGACATACTTGGACATCTGGTAATTCATATTATGCATGGGATTCAGATGATTCATCTATTTTCGATAAAGCTTTCTATATTATTACATCAGAATTTAAGGTATATAAGTGTATTAAGGCAGGTGGTGGTGCTTCAAGCATTCAGCCAACACAAACACTTACTGATCCAACAGCTGAATCAGATGGTTATACATGGAAATATATGTTTACAACAGGTGTTGCAGATGCTGAAAAATTCTTAACAAATAGTTACATGCCTGTAAAAACAATTTCACTCAGTGCAGATGCTATTGTTTCAGTAACAACATCATCAAGTACAACTGTAACTCTTACAGAAACTGTACCAGAAATTGGTGTTGGTATGACAGTATCAGGTGGAGAAATATCAGGCACACCAACTGTTTCAGCAATTAATGGTTCAGTACTTACTTTATCGGCTGCGCAAAGTATTGATATTTCAGTTGATCCTAAATTAACATTTGCATATGCTAATGATGCTGCAGCAGAAGCTCAATTATCAGAAGCTGATTATGCACAATATTTAAACCAAAAAGCATCAAGAGATTCTTCAACGGCTGCAGGTTTAGAAAGAATTGAAGTAACAGCAGGTGGAACAGGTTATACATCCGCACCAACAGTTACTATTACAGGAGATGGTTCAGGAGCAACTGCTACTGCTACTGTTTCAGGTGGAGCTGTTACAGCAGTCACCGTAAATAATAAAGGTACAAATTATAGAGTAGTTGATATTACCTTCTCAGGTGGTGGTGGTTCAGACGCTGCGGCAAGAGCAGTCCTCGCACCTAAAGGTGGTCATGGAGTTGATCCAATATCCGAACTTGGTGGATTCTTTATTTCATTAAATACTAAATTAGATGGTAATGATGGTGGTGATTTAACAGTAGGTAATGATTTCAGACAAATCATGCTTTTAAATAAACCACGCGAATATAATGCAACACCTCTTGCAGGATTAATCGCAACTGCAGATACATTAAAAGCTACAAGTTATGTAGAAATTGATACAGGTAATACAACAGATAATGCAACTGATTTTACAGTTGATGAATTA